CCTTGCGTAAACTGATAGCTTTTGGTTTACGGTCAATGATACGTTCGACAGATGATTGCTCTGACAGTTGTTAGACCATGTCGTATTCTCTGTGCCGTATCCCGTGCCGTCAATATACAACCTTGTGCCCCACGTGTAACTCGTTGACGTATTCGACCTGCCACCCGACCAGTAGATGTCATATGTGCCCGTCTTTGATACGGTAAGGTCGCCAAGCACCTTTGTGAGTGAGGAAGCATTTGTTCTGCTTGTGCTTTGTAATACTTGGACGTTCTTGCTTGTACCACCGCCGCCGCTGTACGTTCCCGTTACAGATGCTACCCTGTCCGAGTCGGCACTGTCACCGATCTGGACGGTCACTCCCGACTTGATATTGTCTGCGGTCAGGTTGGTGGTCGTCACGGCTTTGATGGTCTGATTGCCCGTCAGATAGCGTCCGCTGTTTATCGTCTGATCGCTCGTGCTCGGATAGATGGTCTGTGCGGCTTGCGTCGTAACCGATGCCGTAAGCGATACGGAACTGTTTCCCGCCGTACCGCTACTGACGTATCCCGCTGTGGTTACGCTCGGTGTTACGCTAACTGTCTTGGATAATGTTAGCGTGTTCGTGCCAGTGCTGACCGTTGCAGATGTGCCTGTGATGGTCGATGGTGCGGTGACGGAGCCGCTTGGTACAGCCTCGACTACAACTTTATTTAGATATGAATTTGAAGTCGAAGGCTCTATAGTCTGCGTCGCTGATGATGGTGTCACCGTTTCCTCTTGTAGAGTGAACGATCTTGTGGCGTTATTGATAGAGGATATATACCCTTCGGTAAATTGTGGATAACTTGCTATAGTCTTAAACTGCGTGGTTGTCTTTTCGTTACTCCACGATGGATTGCCTATACTTCCGCTTGCCACCGCTTTGCTTGCGTTGCTTGCATAATATCCGCTCGGTACAGATACAGTCGCCCCGCTTGCCGATAGACTTGTGCTGTCTCTGCGTGTGATACCGCTACCGACGTATGATGATGATATTGCGCCGACCGTCACATCGACTTCTTCAATGCCGTCGTAGCCGCTACTCGCCGTGATGGTCTCGGTCTGCTGTGACTCTGTTGGCGTGTAAGATTTTGTTATCGTCTGAAGCGTCGGAGCTGGTGCTGATACAGATACATCGACCGAAGCGTATGCCGCTACATCTATCCCCGTTCCGTTTGAAGATATAGACTTTGTTCCTTGCGGCCTGATGTAGGTCAGGTCGGTCTCGCTCGGTGTCGTGGCAATTATGCCAGCGACACCCGTGTATTCAGTGCCGAATATGTTTAGTGTGTCTGCCATTGATACCGCTCCCCCTTATGTAAGCGTCATATTATTATTGTTGACACTGTTGATTATTTTTTCAAATTGATTCACCAACATGCCCGCCAAATTTTCTGGGGCGTTTTGTTTGGCGATTCTATACACTTCGATTATGTACTGGTATCTTATATCGGTCGTTTCGTTATAAGCTGTTTCATTGTAATAATTCGCGTTACCTCGCATATCAAGCGTAGGAGATTTGACTGTAAGTGATGTAGCAGAAAATGTTGGTACCACGGCGTTAATCGCCCCACCGTATGCTGTGCCCGTCATAACAAGCTGTGTTGCGCTGTTCCAATATACACACCGAACCTCTCCCACGTTTTTATAGACATTAAGTGCGGCAATCGTAGCCGATCCAGTGCGGTCTTCTATAACATCGGCTGGGATATTAAACATCTGTCCGAGGTTTGCGTACATTGAATAATCAGCCTTTCCCTTATACAAGGTGGAGCCGCTATAAATCGGGTACGCCAATGTCCGCAGATTAACAAAATAATAGTAACTGCTAATATCCAGTGTTATTGACGGAGACAGGTCTCCGCTTGCTTTCAAGTTTTGAAGCGTTGTAGACCACGCTGGCAAAGTCACGCTTTCATCTCTCACAATTTGCTTATCGTAAGTCCACTTCTGCACTAATTCAGCAGAAGAACCGCCTCCCCCGCTCACATTGACTGTTACGCTTGAATATCCGTCCGCGCTGTCACTCGATGCGTTATAGGTGCCGTTCTGCGTTATGCTCTTGGTTATCAGTGTCGGACTTGGTGCTGTTCCTGTTCCCTGAGTCAGCACTCCCGCAGCAGTATAGAAATACTTTGAGTTGAGCACGTCCGAAGCCGTCGCTGTTGTGTCCGATACCTCACAGAATGTCGCAGTGCCGTTCGGACTTGTCGGGAGTGTGATGGACTCCACGCCATTGTACGTAGTGCCTTTAAGGACTATATTCTTTGATGCCACGATTACCTCCTTAAACTATGCTCAGGTTTGATCCGCTTTGTGTGATGGTTACTGTTGGTACTGAAACAGAAACGGTAGCGTAACCGACCACGTCGATATTGCTACCGTTTGAGCTGATGCTTTTATCACCGCTTGCGAGTTCCGATGCCGTTACAGTTACCGCCGTACCAGTCTTTGTTGAGCCGCTTATCCACCCTGTTGTATTAGTTACAGACGGCGTGACGGATACACTGTGATTAGATACCGCTCCTTTACTCGCTGATGGTGTTCCCGCCGTTCCCGATGGTACACTTGCCGAAGCGTAGTTAGTCACGTCCTTCGTGCCAGAAGAATCGACTGTATACGTACCGCTCACCAGCTCGCTTGCTGAAACGCTCACGCCCGTGCCGTTGATGGTCGAGCCCGTTATCCATCCAGTGCTGTTTGTCACCGATGGCGTAACAGTTACGGAATGACTCGAAACAGTCCCCTTTGTCGCTGTCGGAGTGCCCGCTGTTCCGCTCGGTACTGTGACGGGGCTGTATGCGTGTCCAGTCGGTGCCGTAGTGGTTCCCGCCGATGAGACCGTCAGACTGTCTACCTGTATCTGTGTCCCTTCTTCATCGGAGAGATGCACGTAGCCGTTTTGGTCTTGCCACACGTAGCCGTCACCCGAACCGCCTGTGTTGGTGCCCGCGACCTTTGTTCCGTTGGCGAGGTAAAAGTATTTACCGCTAAGCACGTCCGATGCGGTCGCTGTCGTATCCGTTACGTCCGTGAACGATGCCGTACCGCCGCCCGACTTCGGCAACACGACCGACGGCACATCGCTATACGTCGCACCCCATAATGAAATATTTTGTGACATAAGCCACCCCCTTTACGAGATGGACAAAACTTTTGTAGTCGAGTCCTGTGTGATGCTCGGAAGTGTTGCGGTACCGTCCACACCGAATATGCTCTTGCCGTATACGATATTACCGCCGACGAGATTAGCATCGCCGCTAATGGTCTGTGTTCCTGTCAGGTATGTACCCGATGAGATGGTCTGATTTGAGGTGCCTGGTGTGTAGGTCGCCGCTCCCTTCGTTGTGACCGATGCGGTCAGGGACACGGACGAATTACCCGCAGTGCCCGCCGAAACGTAACCAGCCGATACCGTCGGAGTGACTGAAACTGTTTTGCTCAGTGTCAGCGTATTGGTTCCCGTCGATACCGATGCCGATGTGCCCGAGATCGTTGCGGGAGCTGTCGCGGATCCAGCCGATACCGATGCCGATGCAGAACTTGAGTAGTAGCCCGCAGGAACTGTTACAGTCGCACCCGATACGGATAGGTCGGAGCTGTCGTTCTCTGCTGCCGAGCCGGTTATCTTCGTGCCGTTCGCATAAGCTGTTACGCCGTTAGGCATCTGACCGCCGCTCGACAGAGTTGCGTCCGATGTGTCCGTGAATACAGCCGTACCGCCTCCGCTCTTAGGGATGTCCACTTCTGGAACCGCGTTATATGTTACGCCGTTAATAATTACATTCTGTGCCATTTATTAGCCTCCTATGAAACTGTTAATACTGAACCGTTCCAAGTGATTAGACCCCAGTTGGACGGTATCGGATTGATGATAATGTCAGCCGTCGCCATCTTGCGCTCTATCTCGATGGTCTGCGTGCCCGCTGTCGGTGTGAACTCATACGGACCATCGTACACAGTCACGTCTGCCGCCGCAGGTATCGTGAGCATCCCGGATATGCCCTTCTGCGCACTTAAAAAGCCCGAGAGCTGTCCCGAGCTTTTTAGTCTGCCTATTAATTCGCCGTAAACGTGCATTTACTTCACCTCGCCCGTTATCTGTATCTTTGCGCTGATGAAGGTGTCCACACAGCCATCGGGATGCGTTATCTCGACATCGTAGTTGTATGTGTAGTACGGTATCGAGGTCTCCGTGGATGAACACGTGAATGTCAGCGTGTCGTGCGGAATATCTTTCGAAAGAATAAGCTCATATCCCGCATCCGTCTTGAATCCCTTACTGATGGCGAAGCGGATCACATCGCCCTCTTCTGGCACATACGGCTCGATGGTCGGCTCTGTTGCCGGTGCGACCGGTTCGACCTCGTGAAGCAGCGTGACCGTTAAAGTGAGCGTGTCTCCCCTTGTCAGCGTAATGTTGTTGTTTCCGTCTATCCTGAGCATTGTCTGCCCTCCTATTGTTCGAGCTTGTTGATACGCTCTTCGTGCCTTGCCTGTTTCACCTTGAGTTCGTCTATCTCTTTGCCGTGTTCGGTGACTCTCTTATCAAGCGTGTCCGTCTTATCCTTGACTACGCCCTTAAGCTCCGAGATCAGGACTGTCAGCTCTGTTATTTTTCCGTTCAGCCTGATGACGGGAGCCATCACGACGAGAATAGCCGCCGCGAAGCTGAGTAAAAGCATTATGTTTCCGTCTGACATTTCCTTACCTCACTTTGCTCTGTAAACCACTACGCTCTGCTTGCCCTTCTTGCTGAGCCTCGACGCGAGCGTGTTCGTTGTTTTCGGGTACCATCCGTTGTAAGAAGCCTCCAGTATCTTGCCGCCATACGCTATGCACCAGTGCGGTTTGCCGTTGCTCCAGTATATGGATATGATGTCCCCGTCCTTAACTGTTTTAGTTGTTACGTTCACTCTCTTGAACTTATCCGACTTATCGAGCCATGACCTAACCATCCCTCTCGGCGCGTCCTTGTCGATACCCGCCGCTCTGATACAAGCCGCAATATATACATCACAGCTCGCACCCTTTTTAGCTGGCGTTGACCATCTGCGGTTCTTGCCGAAATACTCATCAAGTGCCTTCTTGTATGCGTCTTTCGGTGCGCCGCTCGGATACGAAGCCTTTTTAGTATTGCTGTGGTATGCGAACTCGTAAGCCTTCGCCGCGAGCTTCTCGGCATTGGTCGGCACCTTAACTGTCTTCTTCGGTGCGTTTGTGTCCGTGTGCAGAGCGTTTCCCATGTAAGCCGCACGGATAGCAACGCCGTTCGAATTATAGCCGTTGCCGTAGGTGTACCCGTGGTTCGGGAGCGTCTTTATCCACCTGATGGCTGCCTTGCGGTTTGCCAGCGTATCGGTCACGCCTGACATGTAGAAGTCTGTTGCATAACCTGACAGGTGTTTCGAGTTGGATATAGACCCCGCGAGGCTGTTGTTATACGGTCTGCATCTGAGACCGCACGTAACTATCATCGGCTTCTTGTAGTGGTTTCTGATAGTCTGAAGGTTCTCCAGTTCGACCTTTTTCATCCACGAAGGGTAGCCCGTGCAATAACGACCGCCACACTCGCACTTGAACTCTTCGGGCTTGAAGTTCGGAGCGTATTTCTTGACGTTCCTGAAGTGCCTCAGTGCCCTGTCCGTGTTAGTGCCGTATACGCCGTCAATGTCGCCCTTACGTGTGAACGCCTTCTTCTGGAACTTCTTGATGTTCGCCTCGTTGTACTCACCGAGTCCGAGATATTTGAAATACTGTTTTCTCTTCTCTACTGAAAGCAGCGCCATTACTCATCACCCTCTTCATCGTACACATCGAACTCCTCGAAATCATCCTCTTCATCGAACGGGTCATTGTCGAGGTCGTAGAGTGTATCGCTCAGTTTCACTTCAGGCAGCCCGATTATCACGCTCTTAGCCAGTGAAATGACCGCCGCCAGTGTTGCCGCCGAAGCCGCTACCCTCCAGTTGACATCCGACAGTACCGAAGCCGTTGCTGGTATCGCCGCGATGAACGCCTGAAACCATGTATGTGCGGCTCGGATCAGTGCCGCTTTCCAAAAGTCGTAACCCATGTGTTTATACCTCCCAACACATTATTCTGCATCCCGTTCCGTTTACTCCGCGTGATGCTGAGTTGTTTCTGATATACAGTGTCAATACATCGTCAGCAGCAAGGCTGATAAATGTCGGCATCAGGATAGCTGAGTCGTAATTGCCGCCCATCCTCATGTATGCCGGTCCGAGTGCCGACGTTCCGTTTTTGTATATACTCACTCCGATGAGGTCTCCGCTCGTTGCCGTGTCCATCGGCACCTGAACCGAAAGCGCATAGATGCCGCCCTTGACGCACTTGATGCCCTTGTTGTCGCTGTCGTATGTGAAGCCCTCGCCGTTTCCGATAGCCGTTATCGGGATTTTCGTATCTGATCCCGATGCCGTGATGGTCGTGGCTGTCAGCGAATTAGCGTAAAACCATCCGCTCGGATTCGCACCGCTTGACCCTGATGAATTACCGAGTGCGTCCGCAAGTGTTACGGACAGGTCTCCGAGTTCCATCGAGTCGTATCTGTCAGATAATGCGTCCCATACGGTCTTAACGATCTTGAACTGCCCCGAACTGCCATAGTCAGGGAATATAACGTTTATCGTGTCGCAAAGACTGCATTTCATTAACTGACTGAGTTCGGGATAGCCTAAGTCCTGAAGCCTCACAAATTCAATGTGAATATTCTGTATAGGCAGATACGGCTTTAAGCTGTTTATCACCGATTGCCCCATCGCTCTGACCGCGTCGCTTGTCGGCTTGTTCTGGAACTTATCCGATATATCAAGCGGGACACATTCCTGTCGGTTCGTCAGTGTTGCCCCGCCAGCGTCTACCGCCTGAGCAAAAACCACAGCGTCATCGGTGCCCTTCCAGTACGGTATCGCTCTCATGTAGGTGCCCTGAATATCAAAGTCCTCTTTATAGTCGAGCATATTAACGCCGTAGCGGATGGAAAACGGTTTCAATGTGCCTCGGGCTGAATGAAGAATGACCTTCCATTTATCCCATTCGTATTCGCCGCCGAACGTGTCCAGAATCGAACCCTCAACGCCTCCGAGTACGGAGCGTACTGTTTTCGGTATGCCGTTAAGCGCACCGACATAGCCCGACTTGGTCATGTCCGATTCGTATGTAAATAATCTGTTTGCGGGCACCGTCTGATTTTTGAGTATATAAAACGCATCTGCAAGGCTGTTCGCACCCGATTCGACCGTGGTGAAATAACTCTGTCTGTAGCTGACGTGCGTACAATGAAATTCAACTATTCCGTTTATCGGCTTCGTATAGCTCACGATGTCGAACGGCTGGATGTCTCCCGTATCGTCGTGTGTCACTCCTATGATGCGACCGACCTGAATTAAATCGAAATTCGCACCCGTGACAGGATATGAGAAGTCACATTCATAGATGCCGTTTCTCTCTTCGGTGACCTTACAGTCGATACAATCACGAAGCCGTCCGAGTCCGTTGAAGTCGAATCCTGTTTCGTTGCTTTCGTAAATGATTGGAATCATACTTTCCACCAGTTAGGTGCCACCTTGAAAAGTGTCACCGTATTATCATAAGTAATCGTGTTGGAACCAGGCGACAGAACAGGCAGCTTCGAGCCTAAATCAATAAACGCGTTCAGAGGTACATTTTCGCCGCTTACGACCTTGTATGCCTCACCGATGTCACAATCTATGTACGTCGGACTTCCGAGAAGCGACTGCGTCGACACGGCTGTGATCGCCTCGGTGTGAGTCGAGACTGACACGCTTATATTCGCATCGCTGTTAGTGCTTGACGAGCCGATTGCCAGCTTCTTTGTGGTGCTGTCCACATCGGTCAACTGCACCCATATATCGAAATCAAATGAGTCGGTTACAGTTGACGCGCCCGAGGTCGGTTTGTAGCCGACCGCCACTGTGCATCTGCAATACTTCTTCGTCGAGCCGAGAAGCCCGCTCGTGTCTATCGGATCAAACTCAAGCGTGCGCCGCCTCTCCTTCTTGCTTATGTTCTCCGCCGTGTTCGTGGAGAATGTGAAGTCGCTCGTGTTCTTTGCCGTTATGGTATAGCCCACGATCTCTGCGGATGGACTGCTCGCATTTAAACGGACGCGTAATGCCTTTGAGAAGCCCTCAAGCGTTATCGTGTCGCCTGACGCAAGTAATGCAGTTGAGAATGTCACGGAACTGCTGTCTGTCGGATCCGCGAGCGTTATGGCTCCGACCGTGCTGTTGACCAGTGAGATCCCGTAGCCGTTCACCGTGATATTGCCATAGCCCGTTACCTGAAGCGTCGGACTCGCATCGAACGCCGTCGGATTCGTGAGCGTTCCGTTATTAGCGACAGTCGTAGCCGTTTCGCCTGAGGTCAGAAAACGCTGTGGCTTGCACTCGAAAACAATTTCAAACTCGCCCGCTCTTGATTGTGCCGTTGCCACTTCGAGACCGCTTTTATAAACCGCCATTCTGTATTCATCGGGATTGTAATCATCTGACAGTCTGACATATCCCCTTTTAGAACACAGAAAGTTACGGAAGTCTGAAACCGCCTGTCTGTAGTCCGCTTCGCTGTCCGCAAAGATGCCCGCTGGATATGTGACCGTTATGTTTTCGAACCGTCCCTTATCCATAGCGAACGCGCCGTTTCTGCCCGGTATCGTTATCATTTCCACATCGCGTTCAGGTGCGTTGTAGACCGCCTCGCCCGTGATGTATACGCCGTAATTTCGGCTTGATGTGCCATCGAACGACAACGCTTTGTATATCGCTCCCGTCGGTGCTATTGCCATGCCAGCGTCCTCCTTCTCTGCATCTGAATAAGTTTCTGCTCGACCGCCTCTGCCAGTTCATTGACTGACATATTATCCGAGCCGTAAACATTCACGACTATACCGCCGCCATTTGCCGCCGCTATGTTGTCGAGCTTGTCCCACAGTTTATCCAGTGGAACGACCGCCTCGGGACCGGCTTCACCGACACCGATCACGCTCGGGCTGTCGAATATACCGCCCGTTTTCCACCAACTGACCGATATTTTCGGCATTGATGGCGGGTCAAGAGAGAATTTGCCCGAGATCGAGAAGTGCGGAAGTTTCAGGTTGCTGAAAATTTTTCCGATGTCTATCGGGAACCAGCCTTTTATCGTGTCGATGATGCCCTGAATTTTATCTTTCGCATTTTGGATCGGTGTGGTTATCTTCTCTTTGATAGCCTCAAATGTCGACCGAACTTTTTCTTTCAGCTCGTGGATTTTCACAACTACCGAAGAGACAAGTGCCGAGACAATGCTCCGTGCCTTCGCCTTCGCGTTTTCCCATGCCGTCGTTATTGATGTCTTGATGCCCTCGAACTTCGCCTTGATATTTGTCCAGAGTTCTTGTGCCTTCGCCTTGATGTCATCCCAGTGCTTATACAGAAGAACACCGATAGCGATTACCGCGGCTATGGCTGCGACTATTCCCAGCATCGGAGCCGTTATCATTCCGAGTACACCCACAAGCGCGCCGACACCTGATGAGATCATTCCGATTATCATCAGAAGAGGGCCTGCGGCTGCGATAACGAGTCCGATAACAGTGATTATCTGTTGTGTTCTCGGTGACAGTTCGTTGAATTTGTTAATCAACTCGGTTATTTTCTGAATTACAGGCGTAATTATTGGCAACAGATTTGTTCCGATCGTCGTTCCGAGATCCTGTAGCGACGCTTGAAAAATCTTCGTACTATTGGCAGTACCATCATTTGTTCTTGAAAAATCGCCCTGTGCGTCCTTTGTTTTTTCGAGAACATAGTTGTAGCGGAGCATTGTTTTTTCTGTCTGCGACAACTCACTATAAACAAGGCCCTGATCTTCAGCGAATTGCTTCAGGTTAGTGTCATTCATTACGACACCAAACTTCTTTAGTGCTTCAGACTCGCCGGTAAATATGCCTTCGAGGGCTTTCGATGATTCGTCTACCCCTACGTTGAAATACGAGCCTAAGTCAGCAGACAGTCCGGCAAGCGTTATTGACATTCCAGCCGCCTCTTCCTCGGTCAGACCAATACCTTTTCCGAGTGCGCCAAACGCCGAAGCCGCATCCGTTGCCTGAACTTTTGACAGGCCGAACTCTGTGCGCGCTGTATTTGCCCAATCTTTGACCGACTGCGAATTGTTGCCGAACGCAACGTCGAGCTTGTTCAGGTTCTCTTCATAGTCGGATGCGTACTTTGAGGCAAGCGTATAACCAGCCACAATCGGCGCGGTGACATTCGTAGTCATCGTTTTCCCGACATTGGTCATCTTGTCGCCTATCTCTTTCAACTTCGTCGAGAGGGCCTTGAGATTAACGTTGCCGATTTCTTTTAACTGACCTTTGAAATACTTCGCTTTAGACTCGGCCTCGATCAGTTCGCGCTTCAGCTCTCTAACATCCTCTTCGGACATTTCAATCTCGCCTGAGTCAACCTTCTTTAGCGTATCTTTCAGAACGTCAACCTTCTCATTGGTTTCCTTCAGTTTGTCGTTAAGAAGTTGCTGTTTTTGCCTCCACAGCTCGACCGAGCCGGGATTGAATTTAAGCGCATTGTTGACCTTCTTGAGTTCAGAGTCGATAGTCTTTGTTTCGCTATTTATTTTTCGTAAGGCTTCATCGAGCTGGGTAGTCTCGCCCCTAAAGGATATTGTGATGCCTTGTACGTTACTTGATCCCATTTAATTCTTCCTCTAACCGAAAAAAGCGTTGATGTCATTCTGTGATGCCTTCCGCTTCGTTCCGTGCTTCTCAGCGTACTTTTGAGCCTTCTGTGCGGCTCTCTGTCTGTTGTTGTAGACGATGCAAAAGTCCACCACCTGACCTATCTGCATTTTCTTTATATCTGTCAGTGTTAACCCTCGTTCGAGTCCTGCGAGGATGATGGTGTCGATGTCGATTCCGGCTGAACGACCTTTATTGCGTTTTTCAGGTCTTTCAGCCTCTTCGAGTTTTTTGAACTTACCAATCCTTTAAACGCGAGGCTAAAGACTTCCGGCGCGATCCTGTCCACCGGGAACTCGTCGAAGCCGCGCACCCATGTTTTAGGGTCCGGGATGTCATCGTCACACGCCTTAGCCATCGCCCATGTGATGTTTATAAGTTCAACAAACTCGAGACCACTCAGGTGTATCACGGCATCGAGCAGCCTGTTGCCGTCGAGAACCCTGATGATGTTCGCCAATTCGATTTTGCCGCCAACGCCAACTTCTTCAATAAGGCCGCCGGTAATATCGAGTGCGGCCGCGAGCATTGGCATCAGCGTCGGGATGATGTCGTGTCCGAACTGGTCTCTGTATGTCATCGCCCAGCTCACGTTATTTGTGAGCCGAACGTCCTGTTTTCCGATCTTGATTGTCTTTTCCATTGTTCACCTCCTATGAAAAAATGGAGCGGGACCAGATACAGCCCCGCCCCGTTTCGATTAAGTGGTTGTCGGTGCCGGAGGATTTGTAAACAGTGTGCTGTATCCCGTAGCTCCCTGATTGTACGAAACCATTGAGATACCTGTTTTGTTATCGCCCGCAACTGTTACCGCAATCGTCTCTGTTGCCGGTTCGATGCTCTCCTCTTCGGTGCTGTACTCGCGAGTGATACCGCCGAGTGAGCAGTTATACATGATAATTCTGCGGGACTCAGCATCACCCTCGACCTGAAATGCGATATATACATCCGGCTTCGTAACGTTCTTGACGCAAGCGAGACCGCCATCGCCCTTCTGAATGTATCCGAGGAAGTTCTTCTTAAACTGATCATCGAACTTCGCGACTTCGAGATCGCCCTCGAATGTACCGCCGGTATAGCCGCTCCAGTACACAACGTTATCGGCATAGAACTTGTTGGACTCGCTCTGCTCCTCAGGGCTGAACGAAACCGCTCCGGCCTGATGGTATGGTGTGCCCATTGTTACACTGCCTGTTGTGCCTACTGTGTAGGTGCCGACGTACAGATTCGAGATACCAAATTCGACTTTATTTGCCATTCTGATTTCTCCTTAAACGTAGTAATAAATCACGAACACACCCTGATCCTCGATAAAGATGTCCTCGGATTTGTCATATAAATAGCCAGCCGCGAGAAGTGCGTTCTCGATGCTGGCCTCGTTCTGTTCGTTCTTTGTTGTGAAGTAATACTCGACCTGATACTGATTCTTGCGCCAGTAATGTGTGTTATCTGCCTCCATGACGTTCTGACCGTTGCCGATGTACACGATGTACGGAGGATCCTGGTCTGTCCTGAAATGCGAATAAGCACACGGAAGGCCGGTGCTCTGTAGTATTGCGTATATGCTCATTGTTCAATGCCCTCTTTTATAAGACGTTGAAATTCTTTATTAGCCCACGTTTCGACAGGCTTGATGTGTTTATGTGCCGGTGCTCGTCCGTATGTGCCTCTCTTGTTCCTGATAACGTGACCGTTCTCGAGCAAGTGTGTGAGCTGATAGTTTGTAGCATTGTGCACAATAACCGATCTTGCCGACTCTTTTTTTACTGTCCACCCCGAAGCATATGCGCCCGTTCTCCGTGGAGAGGTGTTGTGTAATTTTTCAACACTCTCTTGTGAAACCTTGTCGGCGGCTTCTTCGAGGACATCGTTCACCTTGTCGGAAAATTTATCCAGTATCTCCTTCATCTGGATTGATACCGATTTTGTCTTAGCCATTATGAACACGCTCCTCACATATCAGGCTTATAGCGTCTCTCTGTGCGTTCCAGTCTGTGCGGATCACGTTGTAGAGTCTGCCCTCCCATTCGAGTAGCCGCTCGCCTCTGTAGTCCGCTTTGTTCGTGATCACGAACGTTATTGACGGATGCAGTCCCGTCTGTGCCGCGTTGTAGAACTCCGCACTGTATACGCCGCGAGGCATCACATAGACAGGATTATCCGTATATGTAATGACCTCGTTGCCGTATTCGTCATGTGTGGTTATCGGTTCGCCCTTTAGCGTTGCAATCGAGTCATACATCGCTATCACCCCAATCGGTATAGCCCGTAGCTGTTACGA